TACGAATCTATAAAATATCAATTTGAAGATATCGACGTTATGATTAACGACGAAAACACTTTAACTAAAAATTGGAATGTTTTCTTTAATACAATAAATAAGAAAATTCCTATAATGTCAACTAATTATTTTTTAGATTCTCCTATCGCAAATAAGGTAGATCAAAAAATAAGATATTATGAAAGACAAATGGAGTCATTTATCAATTCAGATATTGCAGTATTTCAATGTGAAGCTGGTAAAAACGAAGCGTTAGAAGCTTTTTCGTTGGCCTGTGCCTGTTGTTGCTGCTCACTTGCGGCTGCAATGGAGGTCATGGCTGATAATATTGTTCCAGCGTCACACATTTTGATTAATCCTTACGAACTCGTAGAAAGGTATGCCCCCTACGCCAAACTTAGGAATCAGTTGTACAAACGAAAACCCAATATGATTGAGCCATGCAATACTGACTTTGTTTTTAGCATCTACATAGTTAACAAGTAGAGGGTATTGTTTATTTACTTCTTTGACCCATTCCACTGACTGTGTAAGTAGGTCTTTCTTGATCTTAGGAATCTTGTCAGAACCTAGCATCCAAGGTGAGCCAATCAGATCATCCACATGGGCGCACCCGAACATTCCGATTAATTCTCCTTTATATATGATGGACTGAGGTTTAGACGCTTCAAAGCCTCGTTGGAGAGCTTCAAGAGGCGTAGCACCGTTAGATGCTAATACCTCTTTAACGTCTGCTTGTCGCATTTTTGCAGCAAGCTCAAACACGTCTTCCTGAACGGAATCGCGGTAGTGGGCCATTGTTATTAAATCCTTGCTGTTCTTTGAGTTAGGAACCCTTCGTACTCTGCACTCTGTAATACACAGGGTAGGTAACTGTCTGAGACAATCACGATATGGGCATACTTAGAGCTAGTGTTAACAGACAGCCTAAAGCTTCCTGAAGCAAGGTTGGCTTGCCCTAGAATGTTACTAAGTGAGCCTACAATTCTGCCGTTAAACTCATGTGTTTGAACAGCCCTAGCTTTGGGTGTGCTTTCAACTTTGAAGTAAGCTGTGTCGTTATATACGATATGGAAATTACGAATCTGAAGTTTGTTAGTAGTGACCGCTTTGTTGTCTTGCTTTAAGACTTGCTCACTGAACTGGTACTTAAAGAGGTAAGGCACACCTGCATAGATAACCGTATTTGAATTTGCGGCTACGTCTGCTAAGGCTTCTGCCTGAGTTCTTAAACTTCCTGTGGTGTTCACAAACAGTGTGTTGCTGTCTGAGTATGGCAGTGACGAACCAGTGACTTTATAACGCCTGTCTAATAACAAGGCACCACCACCGTAGTTAGTTAAGCCTGTGGTATAAACCATATCAGGACTTGCAGAATCACTAGCCAGACTAAGGTTTTCTAAATAGACCCCATCTGAGTATTCCATGACAAGCTTGATTGTTGAGCCGTTAAAGGCTGCTGAACATACCTTGCCTGTGAACTTCCATTCTGACCAAGCACTCTGTAGCTTCTCTTCACCACGCCAATAGTAGCGATACACAAAGACTGAGTTAGGCTTATCTTCAGTTAGCACTAACAACATATCTTCATTTGATGACGCTGATAAGCCTCTAATCGTACCGTCTAAATAGTTAGGCACATGGGCAGATACATCGGCAGCATCATTAGTTTCTGAAGCTTGCTCTACGTAATACTCACGGACACCCGACCACTTACCTTTAGAGAACCCAAAGAATACATAACGACCTGCACCTACTGGTTTAGCAGTGAGGTTTGCCTCAAAGTTAGTAGATACGTCAATGTGTACTGTGTCGGGTGTTAATAGCTCTGAAGCTGTCAACATGAACTGGGTCAAGTCAGAGAAGATCAACAAGGATTCGTTAAATGGAATCGCGTGTTTCAGGATAGAGATTTGGTTGTTAGATACAGCCACGTCTATCGGGTTAGAGTCAAGAGTGGTCAATACAGTCTTAGGGAAGAAGTTATAGAACTCTCCAGCTTCACTAAAAATAACATTCTCATCTGCTAGGAAACCTAAGCGGTTACGATGGAAAAAAATATCGTTAATCTTGTAGCCTATAAAAGAAGGTACAGGGTTAGTATCTTCATCCCCTGCTTCTCGGTCATCCCACGTCAAAGGGGCAAAGGTAAAAGTACCGTTGACTTCTTTACGGAGACTGTGGGGCATTGTGATATTGTTTATACGGTTCTTAAGGGCTGAACCATCGACTGCTTTGCCACCTACAGTTTCTTTCCATATTAACTCGTTGTTGGTGTTGTCACCTTGAGTCAGGTGGACATAGTGATCGTCTTGCTTCTTCTCATTACTACCTGCCACTTTGATCTTAAAGCCTACCTTACCTTTACGGGGGAGGTTCTTAAAGTCTATGGTTTGGCCTTTAAAGGAGTAAAGGAATCTGTCACCAGCACCATCACTAGAGGTGATCGTGAAGTCAGCAGAGGGGTTAGTAACATATATCACTGAACCGATTTGCTCTTTAACAAAAGGTGAGGATACACCTAAGTTGTTTAATAACTGAGTAGCTATGTAATCAGTACCGATCTGCGCGGCATGGGCTGCTGAACTACCGTCTGGTGTAGTATATGTCGATGTTACAGAGCCTACTTTAATAGTGTAGGTTAAGCCGTAATCAGCTTGTCGTACATAGAACATAGCCTCATTAGGTCGGGCAGTAGGTACGTATGTATCTAGCAGAACAGTCTTAGATTTATTCACTACAAAAGTAGTATCACCTACAGACACTGCACTAATATCAGTTTCAAAACTGGTGATACCAGTGAGGTATGTAGGGAGCGAGGTAAGGGCATTACCGTCTACGTCATTAACTACCAGTGCTGTACCTGCCTTATCAAACACCTTAACACCTGCGGAACTAAAGACTGCTGTGTAGTCCTCAACACTTGAGTATTTTATAGCGTGTAGGAATACATCGTTAGCGTTGGCTACACCAGATAGTTTGGCAATATGCTCTGTACAAGGGCGTTTCTCTAAGCCGCGAGTTACAGAAGAAAGGCCGTTCTCTTGGACTTCTGCTTGGCTTGCGTGTCTTAGGCTTGGGGGTTGTTGTGATACCCCATTTAAGAGGTTAGGTATAGAACCTGAGATTAAAGACATTTGGCTAACCCCATCGGTTTATAATTGAATAAGTGTCATAGTTGTCAAAGATATTTAGGTCTTTAACATCGGACTCGTTGTGTGACAGTGCAACCCACGCAGATTGTTCATCAGCAGCATTAAAGCTGTGTAATGCTTCTGAGCCAAGTACACGGTCTTGTAGAATACGTGCAGCCCTGATTGTTGAGTAGCGTCTAGCTGCTTCAGGCATTTCATCGAAACTAAGAAGAACAACAATGTTCACTTCAATAGTGTCTGTAATTGTGTAGGTGTTTTTAATACGGTCATACAGCCGCATACCACGTTGTACTAAGTCAGACTCTGAGGACATTCGGAGTGCTGTAGTGTCTACGTGTAGACAGTTGGCGGGTAAGGTAATCTCATTGCTGGCGTTAGGTGTCAGATTGAATTTCAAGTCTGTGTTGAACGCCCATCCCATTGATTGAACATCACGACTTACATTATCTAAAGTCTGTTCTGCAAGGCTTGCTTCCACTAAACCAGAGGTTAGTGAGTTAACAGGAGATTCACCAATCGTAGCCAACAAGGTATTTACAGCTTCTAGCTTGGTTGTTGGATTCATTAGTTTTCCTTCAATAAAAGAAAAAAAAGGGCAGAGAGAATTAATCTCCCCACCCTTTTGAGTAGAACTATATACTGCTTATACTGCGTTCAAAGAAATGGCGCAAGCAGGGCGTAGGATATTGTGACCCATAGCGTACTTAGCAACCATTAGTGTACCTTGGCGATCAATCTGGTATTCAGACTCAACACCTAAGTCCAACAACTTCACAGTTGCGGCAGCGTCTTGGCTGAAGATCAAACCACGTAAGGCAGTGTAGTTAGCACGATAAGCCGCAGTACGTGTACTTGTAATCGGCTCAACGTCAGCAGAGGCACTTGCTTGGTTAGTGCTAGGTAGATGATTGCTCATCATAATCTTCACACCGCCCACT